CGACCCTTAAGCAACGCCTCCATGTTCTTGGCGTCGTTGATACAGCCGCGCAGATCGCTACCGGTGCCCGTGTAGTTGATGCCTACAATGAATGCTCGTTTCATGCTTGTCTCCTGGTTGTATAGTATTTAGGAGACAAGGGCCCAGGATCACTTCTTCCTGAAAGCGAGCAGCGCTGCTAAGCCAGCCAGCATCAACATCCAGGTCTTAGGCTCCGGAATCGCTGGAATTGGGGGATCGATTGGCGGGATTGGTTCCCATGGACGGATGCAGCATCCACCAAAGGTTGGGGGCTCATAAGGTGGGATGGATGGCGGTCCCCAATCCCATCCACGGCCAAGTGGTGGTAGCGGAAAGTCCTCGTCCTCCCATGGCACGATTGGTGGTGGCGGCTCTAAACCAAATCCGCCACCTGGAGGTGGAATCACCTGCCCATACGGTTCCATGGGAGCCAGTGGATCGAGCCCTCCACCACCCACTGATCCGGGGGTTGTCATGCGCTTGATGCGCGTGACCCGGCTGACGTTGTTGCAGACGGTTGGAACGATCAAGCAGTGCTCGTCTTCGCAGTACACCAGCCCGCGCTCAACGGCGTTCTCTTTCCACTTTGACCGAGTGACTGTGCGACACAGCCGATTTCCGCCAAAGTGCATGTCACGAAGCTCTATGAACTCATTCGTGCCGACGATCTCGTCTCGACGGATCTCCACGACCTCGTCGAACTGGTGCTTCTCCATCCGACGCTGCAGGCGAGCGCGAGTTTCAGCCGGAATGTCCTTGTACGCGTGAACGGCCATCGGCACTGAACCCCGATAGGGGTTAGCGCCAGGGTTGTCCCAGGAGCAGGCTGAGACGATGGCTAGAACAGCGAGTGACATCCCTTATTTAGGGAGCGACCTCTTTACCAATTCCACGAAGTCCCTCCATGAGTGCTCGGCCCTTGAGACGTCAAACACATGCAACGTTCCACGGAACAGGCGAGCGTTGGCTTTGTGAGGACGGTCGTCTGTCAGAAAGTCCCCTTCTGTGCCCAGCAAGGACTTGTCATGTGTCAAGATCACACGATCCTCGAGGAAAGGAAAGTGCTGACGGTACCAGAGAACCTTCTCGGTGTAGGCGTACGGAGAGTTCGTTGGTGTTTTGGTCAACACCCAGAGCCTCAGCAGATCAGCTTGGTCGAGGGCCCAGAGCTCTTTGATGGCCTCAGCGGCTCCTGGTGTGACGTTAAGCCAGAGATAGATCCCTGGCAGCATCTTGAAGTCATCGGTGTGCATGCCGGACTTTTCAAGTGCTTCGTCAAAGTCGGCAACAGGACCGTCTGAATCAAGGAAAACGTTGATCTCGGTCTTGCTGGGTGTCGTCATGCTTTTCCTGAGGGTCGTAAGGGTGTTGGCGTGCGTACGACACCGCCCTGGCTAGGTCCCTAACGAGTTGGCCGAGACCAGTCAGCCAGTTTAAGAGCGCTTTCATTCGAACTTGATCGGAAAGCAGTACTTGCCAGCGATCGAGTCCTTGATTGCTGCCACGGTCTTGACCTCTGAAACGACTTTGGCACCTTTGAACAGGGACACACAGATCAAGTAAAGGATTGCTGCTGCCACGATGATCATGGTGATTTGTGTGAAGTCCCCGGGACTGATCCACACCCCATGGATTAACATCGCCGTGATCCACAAGAATGGGTCAACGATCAGCAGCCCAGCGATTGATCCAAGGCCGATGATCACAGCGATCGCTGCCAGACCAATGACGATGTTCTTGATGAGCTCGCAGATGTTGGTTTCATCGTACGATAGACTACCGTACGTGTTGGCGACTCTATACAGCAAGCCTCGCTTCAGGACACGCTCTTCCATGATCACCTCGAAAGAAGAAAGATCTCGCAGATGTGGTTCAGGCGCTCAATGTGCTCGAACGCTTCCCATGGGTCGGTGCCGACCGACACCGCTCCATGTTTGTCCATCGCCACGACGTCGCACAGCAGCTCGTTGCCACCGTTAAGCATGATCTGCTCAACGCCATCGGCCAAGGCCTGTGAGATCGGCGGTACGTATCCGAGGATCTTGCCGACCTTGGTGTAGCGAAAGATTTCCGGGAACTGGGCCGCCAGATCCATCATCTCTTCGGACCTGTCATAGCGATTCTGCGGGCGTTCCATCAGGTACCGCGTCGCCGCAATGACATGCGTTGGGTGCAGGTGCAACACCACACGAGGGTGTTTGGTCTTCGAGAGGTCGCGCTGCAGGTACCAGTGCATTGGCAGCTCGCCAGTCGGCTTGAGCCCTCTGTTGAGTTGCTGTTTGAGCAGGCCCTCGTCGGCATTCAGCCATCGATCACGCGACCAGCCTTTGCTGTCGATGTCGAGCTTGATGCACATGTCCGGCACCATCTCGTTCTTTCGGACGCCTGACGGTGTCACATAGAACCAGTCCTGTTCGGGGCGCCTGTAAGAGGCATTTCCATCGCGAGTGGTGATCCACCCACGTCGGTACGCCTCCTTGAAGACGTCACAGACCTCGTGCAGCATCTCAATCTTCGTCGGGGTTGACGATCGATGCCTTACCGGCTTTTCGCAGGATCTCTCGACCGCTGGTCTTCTCTTTCGGAGCGGTGCCCTTGAGGATCTCCGCCAGGGCCTTCTGGGTGGCGGGATTGGTGCGGTACGTCACGCGCTTGCCGTGCTTTGGGGTGGTGCGGGCTGGGCCCTTCTCCCCATTCTTGTGCATGGCGGTAATGGCCTTGCGACGAGCGATGTTCCTGGCGTTCTTGGACTGGCGAGTCATTTGTTCTCCTAACAGGTGTATTGTACGACCACAGCGCCATCGTGATCGTACATCCGTGGGTTAAAGATCACAGATCTCTTTGATGATGGCTAGACGCTTTGCGCGGATAGCCTGCCCCAGCTCAGGGCCTTCCTTTGAACTGAATTCGGCGGCGCGAACCTGTCGTACCTGCTCAACGCAGCCAAGCACTCTATCGGCACGCAGCTGGGTCAGGCCTGCTGCCTCGTGAATCAAGATCACCCAGATCAGATCCTGAAAAGGGCCTGAGTGCTCTTGAAGACCACCAGCCTGCGTAATTAGGTTCAGGACGTGCTCAGAGGTGACGCCTTTCCTAAGAACCTCTGCGTACTTGGCGCAGCTCCGTACACGTTGGTTGCTGACCTTCGGTAGCGCCTTGACCAGGGAACCCAGACCGACGCAAAAGCGCTCATTTGCTGGGATAGATGACAACGACCGAAGGAGGCGCTCGTGCCCGCGTTGCGGCAGATCTGGCAGCATCTGACTCAGCAAGGTGGAGCCATGCACGGCACCAAGCTCGTAAAGCTCGAAGATGAACCTTGTGGGGTGATCGGTGCTGAAGCCCTTTTCTAGCTCCATCCAGATCCGTTCACCCGCCAACGTGTTCAGCTCACCAGAACTGCAGAGCTGCCGACACAGCGATCGAGTTTCAGGCGCGATCTTCCAGTTCAGGCGTGCCGCAAACCGAGCCAGCCGGAGTACTCGAAGTGGATCTTCGACGAACGCTGGAGACGTGTGCTGCAGGATCTGATTTCGCAGGTGATTCACCCCGCCAAATGGATCGATCAAAGAACCATCAGGCGCAATCGCCATGGCATTCACCGTCAGATCCCGTCGAGCCAGGTCCTGCTCAATGGTGACGTCCTCGGTGCTGACCTCAAAACCATGGTACCCAACACCGACCTTGCGTTCCACGCGAGCGAGGGCGTACTCCTCACCAGTATTGGGGTGCAGGAAAACAGGAAAGTCGATGCCTACTTGCTGGTACCCTCGATCGATGAGCGCCTGCACGTCTTCCGGAGTCGCACCAACGATCACCCAGTCACGGTCCTTTGGTTCGAGACCCAACTGCATGTCTCGAACAGCACCGCCAACTAGGTAGGTTTTCATCAGCCCCCAAGCAACAACTTGCGTACGTCGATCACAATGCAGATGCTGTGTGTGCCCTGATTATGGGGCTCATCCCAGGACCAACATCCTGGGATGATGTGTTGTTCGGTCAACAGGGAGTTGATCGAGATCTCAGCGTTTCGGTCAGTCATGATGTGACCAACGTCATTCGAGTTGTACCCTGTCAGGTGAATGCAAACGCAGCAGTCGGGCCATTCTGCATCTGGGTGTGAAGCCATGAGCACATCGAGCTCGTCGATCTGATATGTTCTGGCCAGATCGTGCTGCCCGTACTCACCGTTTCCATCGATACCGAAGCACGCAAGTTCCTTGTTCAGGAGGGAGCGTTCCATCAGGATCGTCACGTCTCGTTCTAGTTCTCTCAGCATCTGTTTATTGTATTCGTACGATCCACTCGGCGGACCCAATGTCAAGATCAGCGCTCAGAATTTTCGCGTCACCAACACGCTTAGCGACCTGGGCAATGATCCAGGCACGTTCATCTGGAAGCATGCCAAGTTCGGCGTCCTCAAAGAGGTGATCAGCAATGACGTCCTCTTGCTCTGGCGAGCATGGGACACGCAACTCACTTGGCCTTGCTGAACTCATCGTGCAGCTCTTGCAGATCTTGAGCGGCATACTGAAGACCCTTGAGTTGAGTGAACGTCGTCCCCAACTTCTCTTTTTCCTTGCGCTCAATGAACTTAGGAACTAGAAGTCTTAGGTCGCCAATCGCTTCTTCGATGCTACCAAGCGCGTCCCTGAACAGCTTATCAGGATTCTCTTCTGGGGCGTCTGTCACGGCGGACTTGTCAAGTTCAACCAGCTTCATTATCGGTCCTTTGGTCAGGTCCGATATTTATGACGACAGGTTTAAGGTTTGCGACACCGCTCTCGCGAGCCTGCACCAGCTCCCCTGTCTCAATGTTCATGCAAGTCAGACCGGCCCATTTCCGATCACCTGACATGAACGCGCCAGTGTCGATGTTGAGCTGACCACCGCCAGCGCCCTTGATGTGCAGCGGGGCCTGAACTGGAGTATGCCCCGAGATCACCAAGCTCAGGTTATCACCTATTGGGAAGCTCGCTGAGTTGATGCTTGCGGCGCGCTGGATCTTGGTCTCTCGGTTCCTGATGTCAACACCGTAGAATGGGCCAATGGTGCTCAAGAGCCGAACCTGGTTTTCATCGGCAAGATCAGCGTCGGTTAGCTTTCGACCGGGCGGCAGCTCGGCGTGCACGATGTGTACGATCGACTGGTCTTTTTTCTGCAGGGTGATAAGGTACGGTCGAGTTGCAGCAAGACGTGCCACATCAAACAAGAGGATCTTTTCAACCTGTGTCGCCCACATGCCACCGTTGTAGTACCAGTTCTCTCGCCAGAAGGCGTCGTCGTGCAGCACCGCGCGGATCATCATCTGCTCGTGGTTCGACGTCACCGCATGAAACCATGTCTCGTACAGCAGCTCAGCACAGCGCATCGAATCTGGACCACGATCTACCAGATCGCCGACGCTGAACATGCGGTCTACTGTTGGGTCGAAATCAATGTGCTTCAGGAGCTTCTCAAAGAGCTCGTACATGCCGTGCAGGTCACCGATTACGAAGTCGCGGCCGACGTAGTTTGCACCGTACCTCATCAGCGCTGGAGTAGCCAACATCTTCCCTCCTTCAAGAGCACTTTCCTCGCGCTGAAGATCGGCTCTTCCCCGAGCATGAAGCTCGGCCCCTTGTACGGGTTGTACTTGATCTGTTCTAGCACGCCTTCGTGGTCGTCCAGTTTCACCTGCTCGGCGACCACGAAGGCGTGCACGTTCTTCTGTTTCTCCAGGAGGACACGCGCGCGCCCTCCTGGATTCACCTTGAACTGCACGTTCTCAAGGACGGCGGTCTGTACGTGCTGGATCACGCGACCAAGATGACGAACGGAAAAGCCGCCCGTCCTTAGGTTGCGATAGACGTACAGTCGCGGCACATCAGACCTTGAAGCTGTCTGAGAACACCATGCGCACGAACCGGCCAGAGATCGAGGCAATGGTGGCGCTGACCCACTCGAACACTATGTTCATCAGATCACCGAAGAACAACGACAGCGCGTAAAACGGCCAGAAGAATGTCCAGGCACCGATGTGACATGCAAGCTCTGCACGGTCGACCTTTGGTTCTGGCCGTAGGTGACCACGTTCGAGCTCGATGAACGTTCCACTCAGGTTCTGATGATTGATGAACGAGTCGACGAGGTCCTTGCCGTGCTGCTCTGCCAGCTCGCTTGACTGCAGGATCTCCTTGACCGTGAAGTCCCGGCGCTCCTTGTCTACGGTAATGGTTCTCCTGGAGGGCAGGTACTCCTGCCAGGCAGCCTCCATCTTCTTGGCGATCCGCCGTACTCCAACGCCGAACTCGACGAAGCAGTACGCGATCCCGATACCGAAGTAAGCCGCGATCGGCAGCAGGAACTCAGCCGAGATCAGGTACGCACCAAGACCGGCGAAGGTCCATTCTTCTGGTAGAAGAACCCAGACCAGGAAGGCACCACCTAGGACGAAGACCCACCACTTGACTGACTCCTCAGCTCTTCGGTCGAAGGCGATGCCGATCAGCATAAGGATGATGAAGCACGCGATTGCCGCAAGTTCTAGTAACGCAAATCCAAACATGAATCCCTCCAAAAGGAGATCTCATTCTAGCTGATCGGTGACCTAGCGCTCCTAAATATCAGGACAAACAAATGACGGCAACCATGGACGCACTTTTCATTCTCAAGCGCCGAGAGGACTACGGGGCTGATCCTTCGTTCGGGAACTCGTATCAGATTGCCACCGGAATGTGGAACTCGGCGATGTTCATGGTTCAGGAGCTCAACCGACGCGGGTTGGTCACGGACATCGACATGGTGATCGATGGGAATGGTATCGACGCGGTGGTCACCACAGGGAACCCAAAGATCGTGGTCCTTGAAGGAATCTGGGTCACACCAGCAAAGCTTGCCGAGCTGATGTCGCTTGGTCGTCACGCTGGTCGAATCTGGGTGACACGCGTGCACTCAGAGATTCCATTTTTGGCTGGCGAAGGCATCGCCATGGAATGGATCGCGCAGTACCTGGCACTTGGCGGCATCGTTGCACCAAACGCGCCACGGGCGCATGATCAGCTGAGGGCCTTCGCGCACTCACTCGGGTTCACCAGCGAGCAGATCAACGAGCTGCTGCCGATGTTGCCGAACTGCTTCCCAACCGACTTTAGGCCGATCACCAGTGCCGAGCTTGACACCAGCTCAAAGCCCGTGCTCGATATCGCGTGCTTCGGTGCCTATCGTCCACTGAAGAACCACCTGCAGCAGGCGCTGATCGCGATCCGCTTTGCCGAGAGCCTTGGAAAGACGGTTCGCTTTCACGTGAACAACCGCCAAGATTCTGGTGGTGCGCCGGTGTACAAGAACGTCTTGAAAACCTTTGAGGCCCTGCCAGCTGGTTCACACGAGCTGGTGCTTCACCCCTGGGAGAACAGGGAGACCTTTCTGTCTTCCCTGGAACAAACTGACCTGCTGATGCAGCTGTCGTTCAGTGAGACCTTCAACATCGTCGCCGCTGACGCCACATGGGTCGGCAGGCCAGTGCTGGCCTCGGCCGAGATCCCTTGGCTGTACCCCATCACGGGTGAGCCGGCGAACCACCTTCAAAGCCTGAAGGCCTTGGAGACGATCTGGTCGAATAAGTCGTTCTTCATCAACCAGAACCGCACGCGTCTGCGCGCGTACGCAAATCGCAGTGGTGACATCTGGGAACGGTACGTCTTAGCGCGAGTCTAAGAACCGCATCGCGATTCTGCCGGAGATCAGAATCGTTGGGATCAAGATCAGCGCCGCTGGGATGAACGAGATTGGGTGCATCATCGCGAAGACCAAGTCCTGAGATGAGGGCATGGCGGCGATCCAGCTACAGGCACCTAAGTACACGTACAACACCAGGCCCTTGAAAGTCTTAGCATTGGCGGCCGCCACGATGAAGCTTACTGTGATCGGTAGCAACAACAGCGGCGCGAAGCCGATCATGGCGGCGTTCCATGGGCTTGGACGTGCGTACACTGAACCAAGTGAGTTCCCGCTTGGGATGATGGTGAAGTTCTCGGGGTCACCACCTGTCGCGAGAGCGACCAAGTAATGCATGAGCTCGTGCAGGAAGGTGCCGGGCAGGTTCAGCGCTGCGAACAGCCAAAAGCCGATTGCATCAAGTGCGGCTAGCTCCCTGAACAGGGCGCTCAGCGAGTACGTGCCAAGCGCCAACGAGCTGAACAACAGGTACTTCAACCTTTAGCGCCTTGGGTCTCGTCCTTGGCAATGTACTTCCAGAACGCCTCATTCACGTTCTGCTGGACCTCGCTGTCCTTGCGCTCACCGTTCGCGGTGCTGTGTGACGCCACCCATGCGTCCATGCGCTTCAGGCAGTCGATCACCGCGGCCTCATTCATGGTGATGGTGCGGTGCAGATTGATCTGCCAAGCCAGCGCTCGCCAGGCTGCGATCTCCTCCTTTGGAGTTGGCTTACGGTACCTCATTTGCGCTTCGTGGCAACCTTGGCCATCAAGGCGTCGGCGAACTCGGCGATGAGCTCACCGAGGACCTCGTCAGTCAGGTCCTCGATTGGGATCTCGAAGCGATCGCCGCTTGGGACCTTGAAGGTCACCGTGTCAGGAATTGGGAGCGGCTCGACGTCGAATAGTGCTTTTGCCATGATTAGTACAAGGTGTCACGTTTACCCTTACGGGCGAGATATCGCTTTGAGCGCAGCCGGAGCTTCTCAATGCGGTCGTCTTCCGACTCTTCATTGTCGGGCGGGAAGGCTTTGACCTGTGGAACCGTCATTCCCTCGGCGGTTCGCCGCGCGACCTTGCGCTGAAGGATGGCCGCAGCGGCCGCACGGTTCTTCATGGTCTTGATCTCGCCGACCAGGATGTTGACCACGAGATGGCCGATATGTTCGTCCTTGAAGGACTTGCCAGCTTCTCGTGCTCGGTGATCGAGCAATGTCATGAGCTTCGAGAACGAGGAGGTCTTGAGCTCATCCGTCTGGTAATGGCAGGCCAGCACATCGTTCATGAGCTCGCGCTGAGAGTGCAGCGCGCGGCCGACCTTGCGAATCGTCATGACATCGTTGCGCTCATTGAGCAGCGCCGCAAGATACATCGCGGCCGGTGACTTTCCAAAGGTCGTCAGGCTGATCACAACAGGATCACTCCAGGTTCCTTGAGACACAACAGCTTGCACACCTGCGTGTAGTCGGCGTAGCTCAGGCCATGGTCGGGGTTTACACGAACAAGCGGTTGGTCAGCACCAAAGTCCGCGCTGTCGTCAAGAATCGCGTACGGCGAGTCATCGTCAACGATGCCGTTCTCGTACGCCATGTTCATCCAGCTCTCGACCTCTTCACCACGCGGTCGATGAGAATCTGGGGTGATGCTGAATGAGGTCGGAACATGAACGCCCAGCGCCTCAAGGTACATCCTGAGGTGTTGCAGATGCGTCGCTGAACCGCGTGAAACCTTCTCGTTCGTGAAGTACAAGCGGTGGGAGCTTGATAGCACGAGCACAATGTCCGGATCGCTATCCAGAAGCTTGTTCACCAACGCCACACAGACAGGATCGACGGTTCGAAGGCTGTACTCAACGACATACGGCAGCCCAATGATCTGTGGCTCTTCGACCTTCATCAAGGCTCGAACGAGCTCAGAGCTCTCTGGTGTCGGGCCGATCTTGACTGCCACCGACCGAGCACTGTTCAGCACGCCGTCGATGTCGAGGAACAGGAATTTCTTCACAGCTCAGGTCCGGCGGCGAGCAGCGCATCAACCTTGGCACGCAGCTCGTTCCGCTGCCTTGCGCCAAGATTCACCAGGCAGTGCTTGCCGTTGGCATCGATCTCAAATGCCATCTCATCACCGAGACGAAGATCAAGCGCGTCCTGCATCTCTGGTGAAAACACGATCAGCGCACTACCATCTGGTTCCTCGTGGAACTGGACCTCTGGCCCCTCTGGATCGTACTCGAACTTGGCTGGCTCGGTTTTCAAACGGATGGTGGTGATGTCCATGGTTTCTGGGCTGCTATGATGCTGTGATCGAGCTTGTTGTCGAGAACCGAGTCAAGCCACCAATGCGGAAAGCGCTCATCATCGTACAGCTCCCACTTGAAGATCAGGCCTGCTGCTAGGTCCTCTCGCCACATTGTGACTTGGAGGTTCAGGTACTGCTTGCCAACCGCATACCCGTTGTTTGGACTGAGCCTGGTGCCGTACGACTCGTGGTTGTACAGCGAGAGCAGCGCCTCATCACTGAAATCCAACCGGTGCGACCAGCTGTCCGCGAACACGCGGTACAGCGCGGCCATACGCTTGAATTTCTTGGACACTCCGTTGATTGAGTGTCGTGGGATCCCGTTGTGGTTTACGCTTGGCGCGGTGACATAGCATCCTCCTTCATGGTCATCGTATCATCTCAGCCGAACAGCATTTGCTTTGGGTTGGGTTGCGCAAGCGCTCGGAGCTCGCTGAGCTGCAGCACATGTCCCTCGAACACGACGTACTTGTTCTGCAAGGCCTCGTGTGTTTGGATCAGGTTGTTCACCTGAGCCTTGAGGCGAGCCAGGGCAGATGGGTCGAGCGCGGAGAGCGAAGAGTATTGAACAAGCATGTGGTCCTCCTGTGACACCGTATTTACGGTGCTCGGCGACACGAGGAACCACCGAGGGGCCCTAGGGCCCCTCGTCTGTTAGGCACTACAACCGGACGACCGGGGGTGCCCTATCGTCGCCTCAGCTGATAGGGATCAGCTTGACAGGCGTGCTCTGCTGCTCGACCTTGTTGATCCGAACGTGCAGCATACCGTCCTGCACGGTCGCGGTACCGACCTCCATCTCTGGAGACAGGTTGAACGAGCGTACAAAGGACCGAGCGGCGATGCCCTGACGAATCAGCTCGAACCCCTCTGGGCGTTCCTTGGTTCGGTTGTCACCACGAATGTGTAGCACGCCGGCACGGGTGTCGTGCTCGAGCGTGATGTGTTCCTTCGTGAAGCCCGCGACAGCGAGCTCGATCGTGTACCCGTTCTCGTCGCGGTACAGGTTGTACGGCGGGAAGCCGGTCGCTGCGCTCAGGTCTTGCGCACCGGTCTCGAGCAGGCGCTCGAGGTCACTGAACAGGTTCTCGAAGCCGAGGTAACGGCCAGACAATGGATGAAGACGTGTCATCACTCCTCCTAGTTGAAGCAAGTTGAAGAAAGCGGTCCCCGAAGGCGACCTCAGCCGAGCACCCAAGGGCATGCTCGGCTGAGTATTTAGATCCACTGAAAGTGGATTAGTTCCACCAAGATGGCTTGGGGAAGCGCTCCGTGAAGGTCAACTCGGCTCTTGGCTCTTCGTCGATGCGCGATGCATCTGGCCAGAACTCCTTGAGGTTCGCGTCCTTGGGCAGGTAAGCGACAACGACGGCGCTGTCGGCCGCGTACCCAGTGCACCAGTACGGCCCAACCGCCGGCCACTTGACAGGACGGTAGTCGTTCTGGTCCGTATGGAACCTGTAGCGAATCCAGCTCATCGTGTGAGCTCAGGAGTTGATGTTGAGAACTTCATTGCGAACAGTGATATTCATCCGACCTCCGGTCAGTAAATAGGGGAACCTTTTGGAGCATTGTACCATGGACAGAAAAGCGGCGCAACGAACTTATCACTACCTGTATAAGATCACCCGGGACGATGGCAAGTACTACATCGGGATTCACAGTACAGACGACCTGAACGATGGGTACTTTGGAAGCGGCAAGCGTCTTTGGAAGTCTATCAAGAGACACGGCAAGGATCGGCACAAGATGACGATTCTTGAGTTCGCGTCGGCACGAAGCGCCGTGAAAGAACTCGAGAAGGCGTTGGTGACCCATGAGATGCTGCGCGATCCGTTGTGTATGAACCTCGCGGAGGGTGGAGGTGCTGGGCCTATGCGCCACACAGAGGCCTCGCGCAAGAAAATGTCAGCGGCTCGCAAAGGTGTGCCAAAGTCCGAGGCGCACAGAAATGCGATCTCAGCGGCGCACAAGGGGAAGGTGGGGCACAAACTTTCGGATGAAGCGAGAGCCAAGGTCTCTGCTGCACTCCGCCTTCGCGTGGTCTCAGATGAAACAAAGAAGCGGATGTCAGAAACTCAGAAGGGCAGGCCAAGAACTATCTTGGCCTGCCCTCATTGCGGAAAGTCGGGTGGTAACTCCAATATGCGGAGGTACCACTTCGAGAACTGTCAGCGAGCCGACTTGCCCTCCGTGAACTTCTTCCCCACATTCGGCCAGTAGAGGAGTTGGGTGCCGCCCGTGACCTTGCGGTTCACGGAGGTCGACTGCACGAACACCTGCCACTTGCCGGCGGTGTCTGGCCGAACGCGTGCATCTCCCCAGCGCGGCAGGCCAATCAGGTCACGAGCTTCAGGACCACAGTGCACCGCACCGGTCTCCTTGTTCCGGATGGCAACGAGCTTGTAATCCTGGATCTTGTCCTCGGTCTTGACCAGCTGGTAGAACGCAGCGCCCTTGAGCATCGCACCACCATTGAGCCGCTTCTCCACGAAGTCGCGGATCTGCATCTCGTTCTCAGCGTTCGAGATCGGCCAGAAGCTGACCTCAGCGCTGATATCACCGAGCTTCTGCACGTCGGCCTCGGTGACGTTCGCGACGCTCGTGTAGAACGTGCGGGTGCTCTTGACGCCGAGCTTGCGGTTCGCGTAAAAGTCGCTCATCGCCGTGTTGTGCTGCTTGGCGGCGACCTCCATGCCACGGCTCGATAGCTCCCACTCCAGGATGTTGCCAGGGTCGATGCCCATGTTCGCAAGCGACCGAGCGTCGCCCTTCGGAACACGGAAGACGACGGTCCAACGGTCGGTGGCCTGCAGCTTCTTGATGCGCGCGGCGAGCTGTTGACCACCGCGAGCCCCCGTGACGTTGTCCTGGCCGTCGGTCGTGGCCGCGAACAGGAACGTGGTTTCCTGGTCGTTCGCATCGGGCAGCGATTCAGCCAGATTCATGGCGTCCTCGATCGCCATGAACAGTGGGGTGTCGTGCCCCGGCGCCTTGTAAGCACCACGAGGTAGCGGGCGAACATCGTGCACGGAGACCAGCGTCTCCTTACGGCGGAAGCCGCCGCCGACCTCGTACACCGTCAACACGGTCTGCACATCATGGTCGATCGAGGCCTTCTGCGAAGACGTCAGCATGCTGTTGTAGTCGGCCTCGGCGGCTGCTACTCGGCCGCCCATCGAACCACTGTGGTCGCGGAAAGCGAAGAGGTACGTCTTGGGCTGCTTGGTTGGAGCAGGGGACGGGTTGGTCACCGCGGCCACCACAGGGTTAGGTGCCTTCTGGACCAGTGTTGGCTGCGGGGTCTTGGCCTGCAGCTCATGCATCAGGTCGATGCAACGCTGCTCGGCTGAGGTGCGATCACGGAACTTGATGATCGGCCTACGATGGGCGTTGTAGAACGCGAGCAGCTCGGAGGTCTTTGCGGCTTGGATAGCCTGAACGGTAGTGAAGATCATGTGAAACTCCAAAGGACAAAGTGATAAAGTTACGGGTGCCAGTTTGGCACCCGTATTTACAACTGCCGGCTGACCACGATCACATTTTAGACCGAAGCCTCAACCCGTGTTGGGCCTGTTTCGGGTTCAGCTCTTGACCGGAAAGTACTGTGTAACGACGACCTCGCGGGGCTCGACCAGCTCCCAACCGCTGTTCCACTCAGTGCCGTTGTAGGACTCGTAGTACCCGGTAGCGCGCACGTACGCCTCGACCTTTCCATCAATGTTCACGGTCATGACCCGCTCAACATGGCTGCCGTCGCCTTCTCCGCCGCCCTCGCTGTACTCGAGCTTGAGGTACACCTTGTGGCCATCGATCTCGACAACGTCTTCTTCGTCGAGCTCCTCGATCTCGTACACGTTGTCGGCTTCCATTTCGAAGTCATTGGCCTCGTTGAACGCCTTCAGGAAGGCGGCCATGAAGTCGTCGGCGTCGGTGCGGGCAAGTTCAAGAATGCTCATGTCAAACTCCTTGGGTGTACACGGGTGAAGAAACTTCGCGATAGCGGGTGATGGTGACCTCAAATGGCTCAACCTGGTAGACAGCGTTGTCCCAGTACGACTCATCCCAAGAGTTGTACGTGCCTGTGCAGCGGAACAGACACTCATCACCAGTTGAGACCTCAACCAGCCTGAAGACCTTTGAGATTGGCGCGCCGTCACCTTCGCCACCATCGGTGACAATGCAGGTCGCTTTGAAGCCACCAAGGGTCATCGACCTGCTTTCTTCTAGGTTGATGCACAGGTCTCGAACGTTGATGTGCTCGAAGAATGAGTTGATCATCTCAATTGGCTTCATAATGCTTCCAGCGCCTTACGGATTGTGGTCAGATAAACAGGTCGGAGGGTGTTTCGCAGCTCGAACGAGTTCTCAACGAGGAAACGTGCGAACCAGCCTTTGGTCATTGATGTGCACAGCAAGAAGTGCGCACGCTTGACCGCAGCCAGAATGTCGCTGTTCTTTGCGTGCTTGTTCAGCTTGGCACGCTCAATCGCGGTGGCCATTATTTCTTCTAGAGCGGTGTGCAGCTGCAGCTCCTTGGGAAGAGCGAAGAACATGTCCTTGCTAACCCAGGCAGTGTTGTGATCTGGCCGCACGCGCTCATGGAGAGGGCGGCCATGCAGGGCCACCAGCTCATGCAACCGCTCATGATCATGCTCACGTGGTACGGCGTCATTGAAGAACTGATCCATGGTCTTGGTCATGTTGACCTTCTTCTGGCCATGAACGCGCGTCCAAACCGGGATCAAGATCTCATGCAGCCCATCAAGGACCTGCGCGCCTTTACGCTGCAGGAACCAGATATCGAAGATGGTCTTGTCCCAGTGCACATCCCAGTACGAGTGACTAAGCTTCAGTGTCAGCAGCACGTTTGGATCTGCAAAGACCGGATTGGTGTTGACCGCAATGATCGCCTCAGCGGCCTCATGCCACTGCGCATCTACAACACAGTGCTGGCTGTGATTTCCGCTGATCTTCGCGGGTGTCAGCAGGTCAATGTCAGATGGCTGACGCGCATCTGAAAACCAGTGGTAAGCTGCCGTAGAACCAATGATGAGCCACATGATGTATCATACGGCAACGGTAGGATAGCTCCTACGAGAACTTGGACGTCACCGTGTTTGGATACCAGTTAGCAGATCAAGCTCGTACAAAAAAGTCGTGGTCTGCCATAGAGGATGGCACTCGTGGTACAGATACACCCTGACCTTGTCACCAGCAGGGAAGATCCAGATTTCGCCAAGCGACTGCTGACCCAGCGACCTTGATGGTGGAAGCTTAGGCGTGCCACCTTTACGGGGATCGGCGAAGTACACGCCACCTTGGTGCCAGGTTCCATCTCTCAAGACCATGGCCGTGATACCTTTCCAGGAACAAAGGCGATCTTTTGAACCAGAAGCTGCGACATGAATTACATCACCCTCGCGATCATACTTCAGTGCAGTTGCGTGCACGTTGCTGAACACAGGGAAGAGCAGTGTCTCTACCTTCGGCCCCTGAAAGAAAAAGACGATAGTGGTCATCGACAAAATGGCGATGAACGTAACCGACCATAAGGCGGCATTTGAGATGGTTTTAAGAAAACCCATGGATCGCTCCAACGATTTTCTCTATTTAGGGATGACAACACCTCATAGCCGGGGTTCTGGTTGATTTCCCATCATTCATCTACGTGGTCTTTGCCCGAAGGTCTTTGCCACGTCCTCGCCGGGTTTCAATCCGGGTCATGGGTGCCACAACCCGTTCCCTCGGCGAGCAGCGTCAACGGGAACTGTTTGTGTTGCTGCGGGATCGTTGTCGTACGAACGAGGTTCCAGCACTCAAGCGTCATTCGTGCAACCTTCACTGGCTTACGATGCACGACACTTCGGCACTTGAGGACCTCTCCGACAGAGCGATGAGTCCTGCTCTGTGCAGCCCCGAACTTCCTCAAGCCACGTAGGCCAACGGCACACTGACAGACTTCATGGACCTTGCGATCTCCATCTGAGGCTCACCGTTGTTATCGTTGTCGCCTACCTGACCTGCGATGGGTCGGGTGTTGTCAAATCTTATTTGACGTGGTGAGCTCAGTGATCACCACGTGCTGGCCGGCCAGACGGGCCGCCGCAGTTTCGTCTGAGACGCCCGTCTTGTCGACTAGGTGAGTCTCCTCACCTTGAAGATCTACGATGCAACCGAGCTCACGCAGCTTGCGCGCGATTTCGACCATCAGGTACCCTTTACCGGAATGGATCGGCCCTGTAATTTGAACTTGGATCATGCTTCTCTCCTTGTGGTGCGCGGGGCGGGACTCGAACCCGCATGCCCATTACAGGCGTCAGAACCTAAATCTGGTGCGTCTACCTATTTCGCCACCCGCGCAAACTGGTCCCACCGACAGGAATCGAACCTGTGTCTCGAGCTTAGGAGGCCCGCGTATTCTCCACTATACGACAGTGAGGTTGGTGTCCGGAGCGGCACTGAGTGGTACGGGCGGTGGGCCTCGAACCCACAAAACCAGGATTTTAAGTCCCGTACCTATGCCAATTCGGTTACGCCCGCTTCAGACTCTGAGCGATTTTTCTTTTATGCTCAGGAGATTTTGGTTGTATTTACGTCTACCATCACCACAGCAGATCAAGATCGCCCTGCATAGCTCGTGCAGTGCTGATCTCTCGACCCGTCAAATGATCCTTGGTTCGATCGTCCTGGAAGCGGTACGTTCGACGTTTGTCACCGCGTTCACCAGAACCCACCTGGTTCCTCCGAAGCTCGGAACGTGATGAGCTCTGTGTCTGCAGGAGCTGCGTGTCCAGGCGGGCCAGGATCGTCGCCCTGGCCTCAGCCAGAGAATTCTCCCTGGACCGACACTGCGCCGATGCCGTGACGCCAGACGACAGGTGCACGATGCGACATGAGTTCTGGTGCTTGTTCCGGTGCTGACCTCCCGCACCGGTCCCGCTGTACCACTCGATCTTGAAATCACGATCATTGAACTGCACTGATCGACGTTCAAGCGGGTCGAGGACCGCCACCGTGACGGTGCTTGAATGCACACGCCCTCGACGCTCAGTTGGCGGGATGCGCTGGATGCGATGGCCGCCTGCTTCGTTCTTAAGCTCCGCCAGATCGGCGCCGGCTATCTCGATTGAGATGCACTCGCCTTCCGACAGGCGGGCAGTTCAGCCGAGCTTGCCGGCAAGCTTGATGTACGCGGCGGCCAAGTCCTTTGCAAAGAGCTTGGCGTCGTCGCCGCCTTCAGCGGCGCGAATTTCGATGATGCGCTTCATGGTGATCTCCAACATGGACGTGGTATTTATGGCGGTGAGTGTGGGATTCGAACCCACGGTCCGGATTTCTCCGGACAACACCTTAGCAGGGTGCCGATTTAAGCCAGCTCATCCAACTCACCATTTGCTTGTAGAAGACGGCGAGGGTGTCAAGCCTCGCAAGTTCAATCATGACTGGTTATTATGCGACTCGACTCAGCAAGCTAGCTAGGCTCGCGTCAAACGTCAAGGGGCTGCTAACCCACGGACTTGGTTGTGTGACCATTTGTCCACCGATCGCTCCATCGCCGGCTACAGCTCGCTCAGACGACTTCACGTGCACTACCTCATCATGACCTAGCTACCTGAACAGCTGCCTGCCCAGTGCCTTGCCCGCCACAACAAACGGATTTATCGGCCACGTCTTCTACAAACAAACATCTTGGCGGTAACGGTGAGATTTGAACTCACGGCCAGGTTTCCCCAGCTCCGCTTTTCGAGAGCGGTGCAATAAGCCAGACTCTGCCACGTTACCTTAGTTTGGAGCTGGCGGTCGGATTCGAACCGACGAGGGATTACTCCGCATGCTTACAAGGCATGTGCCGTCAACCACTTGGCTACACCAGCATGAAAATGACAACAAAGTATCGATGATCGATGGATAAACGGGTGCGTCTACCGATTTCGCCATAAGAGCTTTCGCCCTTAGCAGGACTCGAACCTGCGTATCCCCGTGCTTGGATAACCGTTCATCTTCGGTTGTCATGTCTTGGTAGGTCCGGGGAATTCTGAGATCCCGACCCTCGCCTTGTAATGGCGACGCTCTACCTCTGAGCTACGGACCCAAGTTCTTGGTCCCCAGAGTCGGACTCGAACCGACACGCCTTTCGGCAACAGATTTTGAGTCTGCCGCGTCTACCGATTCCGCCATCTGGGGATGGAGCCGGCTTGAGGGATGCACCTCAAGGATCACCCGGCAATAGTGGAAGCGGAGGCGGGATTTGAACCGCGCGATCTCCGGCTTATGAGGCCGGCGGGGACGTCCAGGCTCCCCCACTCCGCAATAGATCTCTGCGCCTTCTCTTTCCATCGAGAACACGGCTTCCAGGCTTCACCCTGACAGCAAGTCAGTTCTTCGTCACGACCTGAACTGACAACAACCCGGAGCTGCACTATTCGCATTGAGACCTTTTGGATCTCGCGGGTCCTCAACTCGCTACCCACCAGATATCACACGACTGGCCACGCGGCGTCTTTCAAGTCAAAGGGCAAACTACCACAAGCACTCCGTGGCCGAGGGAACTGGAGCGGGTGATCGGATTCGAACCGACGACATGCTGCTTGGAAGGCAGCAGCTCTACCAACTGAGCTACACCCGCATGTTTGGATGCGACGGGCAGGATTCGAACCTGCGACCTCTAGGTTATGAGCCTAGCGCTCTACCAGACTGAGCTACCCCGCAATTGATTTGTAGGCCGTGTTGGACTTGAACCAACGACCAAAGGATTATGAGTCCTCTGCTCTGACCAACTGAGCTAACGGCCCGATTGGTTGGACTGTTGGGAATCGAACCCAAGTCCGCCCCTTATAAGGAGGCCGCTCTACCATTGAGCTACAGTCCCGTGACTGCGCTCCGTATTCGTTCAGTGTTCATCGAGAATCTCCGGAAAGTGGCGCCGATGGATGGGATTCGAACCCATCCTCCTCCCGCTTGACAGGCGATAACCATCTTGCGGACGGTCACTTGCGTGACAAAAGGTGAAGACGATGTTTTAGGCGCTCGGCCACTGAGCTACATCGGCGTGTTTGGGTGGGAGTAAACTCCCGAGGTCGTGCTTCCGCCGCCTCTTATGAATTTGCAAGCTTCTGAGCTACCTTGAAGGCCTCAGCAAATGGTCCTGAAGCTGGAACATCCTTCCACTGCAGCTTGCCTCCAGTCACCTCAGCGAACTTCTTAGCTTTGGTGTGAAAGATGAACAGCGCCTCAGTATGTCCACCGTCAGAAACCAGGCGATCACCACCAGTTTTCGTCGTGGTCTGTACATACACTCTGTTTTTCAGAACGAGACCGACGGCTTCGGGTGCAGGCTTCAGGATGTTCGCAGAATCGTACATAAACTCCAACCGTCCACCCTCCATACCGATCTTGAATTTGTCGGTCTCGGAGTGAAAGGCCTGCCACTTCGGTGCCGCCTCTCCGAACTTCGAAGTTGCAGCATCGGCCTTCGCGACCGCAGCTGCTTTGTTGTCTTGCGCACCGTCAGCTGATGCCTTTGCATCACCTGCCGCACCGAGCATCGATGCGGCAGCAAGACCGGCGAGAGCGAGGCCCTTGAGCTTGTTTAAGAAACCGGCCTCTAACAAAGCCTGCTCGATCTGGTGCTCCAGCAGGGCATAGTCGGTTTGATCGAACAGTTCGCTAACACGCATTTGAAACTCCACAGTTTGCGTATTTACGCAAGGCAAGAGTGGAGCGGGTAACGGGGCTCGAACCCGTGACCTCAACCTTGGCAAGGTTGCGCTCTACCAACTGAGCTACACCCGCGTGCTGCGATCGTTGCCGATCACGTAACTCCTCGTACACATGGCACGTGAGCTAAAAATCTGGTCAGAGCACCGGGAGTTGAACCCGGACTACTACCTTCCCGAGGTAATCGGCTGCCGCACGCCTCCTGCTCTGTATCTTGGTGGAGTCACCTAGGATTCGAACCTAGGTCAGCCGTAAGGCGCCGCCTTCACATGGATAACCATTCGCAAGCGGTTCGTCAGAACAAAGGGCGCGAACGACCTTTTTCGGTGGGTTTTCCAACTCCCTCTGACTCCATAAATTGGTGCGGATAGTCGGAGTCGAACCGACACGCCTTACGGCACAGAGTTCTGAGCCCTGCGGGTCTACCAATTCCCCCATATCCGCGCTGTTATGCTGCAATCTTGCGGCGCCACGATCTTGTGGAGCCTTTGTTCTTACTTCCGTAATTTTCCGTCTGCGAATGGCAGTTCGGACAAAGCAATTCTAGATTTGGCAGGACGTTATTTGTGGCAATGCCGTCCTTGTGATTCACTTGCAAAGTAAGAGGTTTCCCGTTCCACTCATTACCAACACCACATGAATTGCATTTCGATCCGAGCAAGTCTTCTATCATGGATTTAGACCACGACCTAAACTGCAGGTGCCGACCCATGTACTTGCCGTCAAGAAAATCTTGTCTGCGCTGTTCATTCTGCGCCGCTTGCTGACAAGCATTTGAGCAGAACTTTAGGTTGGTCGTTTCGACGGCACAGTACAGGCACTTCATCTTCTGTCCATAATCAGTGGTGGAGGCGGACGGGATCGAACCGACGACATCTACCTTGCAAGGGTAGCGCTCTCCCAGCTGAGCTACACCCCCACTGAAAACTTACTGCGTGAAGGGACTCGCACCCTTCGAATCTTTCAGCAGCAGCCTGCGTCTTGCATCACGTACACCGCCTCTTCTCCACCATCGACTTGGCGAACCTCATCGGGGGTATCTGGGTCGCCGAACTTAACGCCCTGCGCTTCTGCCAGCTCTCTCGCTCGAGCTTCATCTTCTGCGAAGACGATCAGCCCACCACCGGAGTGATAGTTGCTCGTCAACTCATCAATGTAGCTCCACACAAACACCTTCATGGTTTTCTCCTTGGTTGAAAATCGCTCTTCCAAGTTACCATGAAGTAGGCCCGATCTGACGATCGAGGTTCCACCACCCAGTCATCAGGAGGACTGGGACTCAGCAAATCTTCGCACTTGAGTGTGCGAGACGTTCCACTTTTCAGAGAGCATCTTGATAGATCCGCGTTTTGGATAGCCTGATCTATCAAGATCCTCTAATCTCTGCGCCAATGTTTTGGCATCTAGTCTAGACCCATTGTTCTGACTGATCTTCTTTCTAGATGTCTCGGTATGAGTGAAGCTTTTTCCCTTGGTGGGCGGGCTCTTCGGCCCCCAAAGACCTGCTGCCCTCTTCTTTTTCATTTCTACAGAGTGAGCTGCCTTTTTGAACTCGCTCCATCTCAGACCGGCTCTATTGACGAAATCCCAACCACCTTCACCACCAACTTTTAGGTTGTATGTGTTTTCATCTGCAACCCATTCAGGTGTCACCAATTCCGCTTCTGCGGAGAACATTTCGTCAACTGAATTGCATTCTCGAAGCACTTTTCTCTCGAAACTGGCGGCACCGTATTTCACGAGTGCTTTCTTGAAGAGAATTCCGCTCCCAAGATAGCAGCAGTAGTCATGCGAGCAACAGTGCGCCCCACGATACTTCTTGCCATTAACCAGATTTGTGGTTTCGTAAACTATGAACTTCATATGAACCTCCGATCTGTATTTAGCAAATCGGAGGTTCGATTGGTCCGGGATGCAGGCTTCGATCCTGCGGCCCCTAGTTCCCAAAACTAGTGCTCTACCAGACTGAGCTAATCCCGGGAAGTTCACATTAGTTGACAACAAAAGGACGCGTGACCGAGTTTCGTCCAAAGATAACGATCACACAGCGGTTGTCAATTCTGGCGGGCAAGGTGGGATTCGAACCCACGGGCCGATTTCTCGACCGGCGGTTTTCAAGACCGCTCCGTTAGACCACTCCGGCACCTGCCCAAAAATCTGGTCTGGGTGAGAGGACTTGAACCTCCAGCAACCGCCGTCCAATGGCGACCGTCTCCCAATTGACACTACACCCAGTTATTCAGTTCGTTTTCTGCTCTCACTGATTCGCTTGAGTGAATCAGAGGTATGGTTCCTGCAAATGTTCCGGTGGTGCGGCTGAGAGGACTCGAACCTCCACACCTTTCGGTACTACCCCCTCAAGATAGCGCGTCTACCAATTTCGCCACAGCCGCTCTGTTCTTTCCTTTGCTGAAGGTGTGAGTTTGCGTATGGCAGTTGGGGCAAACCATGCGCAAATTTTCAAGCGAGTTATTCGTACGATCTCCATCCTTATGGTCCAGCTGAAGCACCAATCTCTTGCCGTTCCACAAGGGGCCTTGCCAGCATTCCTCGCATTCCTCTTTCTTCAGCCCCGCGGCGAGAAGCTTCTTCTTGATCGCCGCGCTGCTCATCATTTTCTCTCCAGAGAGAATCGACTCGATCGAGACTCTCCGTCGTGGACGGGGTTTTGAAGTTCCGCGGCCACCCTGATTTGGAGAATACACCCCATGTTCTTTGCAGCGCCTAATGAAAGTGGTGTACATCAGCCCAAGCTTTTGGGAAGCCTGAACAGCCGACATTGTACTTTCAATTGCCTCGAGCAGCTGCTCTTTTGAGACCTCAATCTTTCCACGTGCCATTGGTAAACTCCTCAGTGTTGAGGTATTTACGTCTACCAAATGGTCTTGGTCAGGGTACTTGGAGTTGAACCAAGACTACTGCGCTCCGGACGCAATCGGCTACCACACGCCTTCTACCCTGTTATTCGTTGGCGGAGACGATGGGATTCGAACCCATGGGCCACTTTCACGGCCTCCACCTTTCCAAGGTGGCGCGATCGGCCACTCTGCCACGTCTCCTAAAATCTTGGTGGACCAGGAGGGAATCTAACCCTACTCACAACACGCTTGCAAGGCGCGTCGGCAACCACAATGCTCTAGCCCTACGCATACGAAGCAGGTACTACGTCGAGAGCCGCCTGGCCGGCGCTCAATCGCTGTTCGCTGCTCGTTTCGGCCGGGGTTTCACCGGAACCGAGGCGCTCACCGACTGTTGATGTAATCGCGTGAGTGTTGCCGCACAACCAACCTGGCATGGTAGGCTCGGCGAGCGCTTCGATCACGATCTTTCGATCGTCCTCATCAGTGCGTTTTTCTTCTAAGCTTTGCCCCATCCAAGAATGTCGGATCATAGCGCTTCAGGTACCGGACAACGCTTTGCGGTGCGATGTCTAGAGCGCGAGCAGCTTCCTCTATCCAACCATACCTTGTTTTGTCTATCTGGGACTTTCGTAAGACTGCTACGGCAGACTCCGCTTTGGCGGCACGTTTCATCGCCTTCACCATCCTACCTTTTTCAAGGCTTTCCAACTTCACGGTTAAGACTTTGCCGCAGAACTGCCTTTTGGCTTTTATTCTTGGTGAAACGTTGTAATGCTCTTTCCATCTATCCCCGACAACTTCCGCAAAAGACTTCAGATCTTCATATTTCAAAAGACCATTGTGAGCTTTACGATGACAGTTGGGGCAGAGATAAGTCAGGTTTTCTGACGAATCTGTTCCGCCTTTAGACACGGGGATTCTATGGTGAACATCTCCTCGACATTCGTTCCAGCCACAAACAAAACACCCAAGATTCATTCGTGAGATGATCTTGGTGATGGTTCGTTTGCTACATTCAAAGATTGAATCCATGCCGTATTTAGCGGATTCGAACACACTGGTGGGTGCGGTAGGAGTTGAACCTACACAGACTTATTTGTATGCGGGAGGGTTACAGCCTCTTGAGCTCGCCAATGCTCAGCGCACCCGTAGAAATCTGGTCAAACAAAAACGGTGTCGGGTATTTGCTCTACCCCCGCCACGGCTACTCTTTCGAGTTGAGCGTGCCCGAATCGAACGGGCCAGGTTTCATTATGGCAGAAAGATAACCAACAATCCAACGGTTCAACCATTCCAAATGACTCGACGAACATTGACCGGCAGCAGTGCGAACCGGTTGCAGGCCTAGTCATTTGGAATGGTACCCACGGTTGGAATCGGACCAACGGCCTCTTCGATGTCAACGAAGCGCTCTACCATTGAGCTACGCGGGTAAGAACGTGCAGACAAATTCGCGAGACTGTCTACCTATCATCAGGTAGGTCAAGCCAAGCTTCATCAAGCTGCACGCTTGAATGACGTCCAAGTTGTTAAAGATCATCGCTGAAGACCGTTGTCATTCAGCGTCAGTACATTCATTCTATTCGTATCATCACCAGCTGCACTGAACGTCTGGGTCAGATACCACCCGAGGGTCTCGGCTTTCGCCTTGACCCTCGGTGCTGTTTCGGCTTGCGCTTACTTTAGCGGAGGGCCACCTCGATCAGAGGATACGCGGCCGACGCGGGCACGGAACTACCGAGCCCGACTGGGCTCAATAGTGTGACGGCGGTTGAGGCAACGTACGACATGATTGAAGGCTGAATCTCTTGTGGTCTTCGAATGAAGAGTGTGAACTATACCACGTATTTAGCGCGTTGTGACGAAAAGTTGCGGGCCTCACCCAGGTTCAGGGCTTAGCTTGCAGCTGTTGAACTTGCGCCTCCAGCGCCTCGATGCGCAGGTTCTGCGCCTTGGCGGTCTTGAATTGGTACCAGATCGGCACAAAGGTCACTGCGAGAACGATGACTGCTGCGATGCCAGAGGCCAAGCCGGCCTTCTTGAGGAGCTCCATCATGATCAGTCCAGTCGAAGATCAACAAGGTTGTTGTTCTGGCTCTTGAGGAGCTTAAAGCTCCCACGGTAGAAACCACCAGGCATTGGGGGCAGCGCCTCCTCAGCTTTCATATCGGCGCTGATCTCGAAGCACAGACCCCAGAACCCCATGTTCTGATCTTGGTAGTCTTTCCAGATCCTGTTGTACGCCTCTTGGTGCTCATCATTGTCCATGTCATGCTCTTCGCCAGTTTCCTCTTCCCAGGTCCTGTCAAAGGCTGCATTGAACTCATCGTCAGATGTCCAAGCGTCGAAGCCAATGAAGAGCACATCGCGCTTCGGGTCATACCCGAGGTAAACCTCTTGGACCTCATCATCCTCGAAGAGCGCGTCCCATTGAACGTCCGCCATCTCCCCGTCCGGCAGCTCGACCTCGAGCGAGGCCTCGGCATTGTACCCATCGGCGATGTACGCCTTGGCAGCTTCCTCGGCCTTCTCGTACGCCTCACCTAGACCACCGTCATCGAAGAACCGCATGCCGTGCCAAACAAGACGCTTGCCGCCCCAAAGCTTCTGGAGCGCCTCACCGTGCTTCTTTGGGAAGAATTTGATGACGTCGGCCAGCTCCATTGGAACCTCGGCCTCGCGTAGTTGAAGCAGCTCTTTCAGCACATTCATTTGGATCTCCTGACAGGATGCTGTATTTACAGCTTAGCCGTGCAGGATGCTGCCGCCGGTTTGAGGTGGGATCAGCAGACCGGTGACGTTCTGGATGTACGAGGTTGCGACCTCATCCAGGAGCTCAAGTGGCGGGCTGGACAGGGTGTGATCGTACAGCTCGATCTCCTGGTCTTCCTTGATGATCATCGACCATGGGGCGAACCCCATGGTCGGCGAACCGTCTGGGGTGCGCATGATGTGCACCTGCAAAGGACGACGAACGACGTACCCACGACCGGTTTCCTTGAGGAGCTCGGCCACGAGCTCCACGTTGTTGGTCAGCTTGAACAGGTGCACTTTCATGATCAGAACCCGTAGGTGAGCGCGACTTGCAGGCCGTTCACGGCGCCACCAAGTTCACGCGAGTGGAAGACGCCAGTGCGAACCGACAGGTTCTTCATGGCAGCGAAGTCAACGCCAGCAGCCACTCGGTTCTGGGCCGTGTCGCCAACCGAGTCGAAGGTGTTTAGATGACGGTACGCCACGAACGCCCCGAGACGCGGGGCAACAGGTGCGCTGAACTCACCGGTCAGGGTGAAGAACTGCAGGTTCCCAGCGAAACCAGAGCCGCTTGGATCGACCTGATTCAGACGTCCAACTGCGGCGCGGCCCATGAGCGTGCCATGCGTGAGCTTCACGCTGTTCGAGTACGCAAGCTCAAAGCCCAGCGTATCATCTTGGACACCTGATGCTCGGGCCCGGTTGCCGATGATGCCGGCGTCGAAGACCCCGAGTGCCGTGGGTACCGCGATCGTCGTGACGACTTCCTGCACGCTGGCGTTCTTCACCCCTGCGACATTGCCGTACTCGTACGAAACCGTGCCAGTGACCTGAGCTGCAGCTGCAAGACTGAAGGTGGCCAGAACGGCGGCGATAAGCTTCTTCATGAGATTCTCCTAAGGAAAGTTTGAAGATGTCCAAGAAGGACAGAATTTGGCAAGTCGATATTTAGCACTGCAGCATTGACCTCTAGATCCATCAACCCGAAACTTTCCGTCTTAACCGCGTCATCAAGCAACACCGCGGTGATCTTGGTGCCGTGCATATGTGTCACGCGATGACGTTGTCGCATGTACAGACGGAACGCTCCCTGCTTGCTCCAGAACGCGCTCATCTCTGAGAAGTCGACGAGATCAACTGCGAGCCCCATCTCTCGGCAACAGGCCGGCAAGATCTGATCATCCACCGTGGGCTTCGAAGCGATCACCATCCCAAGCTCGGCCTCGATCATTGGCTGGACGAACTTGGTGAACAGCGTAAGCTCGCGCTCGTTCCAAAGCGCGAATGAGAACAGGTGCAAGCTGTCTGGTCGAAAGAGCTCCTTGATGTGCTTGATCTTCTCGACATTGATCAAGCCGGTGTTGTGCCAACCATCAACCACTGGGGTGATGATGGTGTCCTCAAGATCCAGATGGAGCTCTCTAACATTTTTGCTAAATACCTGGTCAATCAAAGGAGACTCCATGGATAGAGCAGATCAGCGGAAGTTCCACTACATCTACAAGATCACCCGCGAAGATGGGAAATACTATATCGGTCTTCATTCTACCAACAATCTTGATGATGGTTACTTTGGTTCGGGTCAAATGTTGTGGCATTCAATTAAGAAATATGGTAAAGACAAACACAAGAAGACCATTCTCGAATTCCTGCCATCGCGCCACCATCTTAAATCACGTGAAGCAGAGCTAGTTAATAGCAACACGTTGCTAGATCCCCTCTGCATGAATCTCAGAATTGGAGGCGGAGCAAGTGCAACAGACATGGGGAAGTCTAGTCGCGAGAAAATATCTGAAGCCCAAAAGCGACGCGACCCATCTACACGCAAACATTCTGAAGAGACTAAGCGGAAGATTGCCTTGTCAAATCGAAAACCAAAGGACCCTTTAGCAGTTAGAAGATCCGTTGATTCTAAGCTTAGCAAGTTAACACCAGAGATCAGGGCTAAGCTTGGAGGAAATCGTGGAAAGACAATGTCTGACGAACAGAAAACCAAAATTTCTGTAGGTGTTCGAGCTTCAATAACGCCAGAAATTCGGTCAGCCGCCTCAACCCGGGCGAAATCGATGTGGACAGCCGAAAGACGTGCGTCCCATGCAGCTAAAATGCGAGCTTACCACGCTCGCAAAGGACTGCAGTAATCACACGCGGTCCTTCAGCCGGCCAGCCAGCTCGTTGAGCTGTTCAATCTCAATCGTGCTGGCCTTTTCTTTGGGCTCCAAGCAGTGCTTGGCAAGCTCCAAGGTCACCATGCGCAGCGAGTTCTCAGCCAGGCGTGAGGCAATCAGCACCTTCTGATTTCCGGGCGTCACATCTACCTGGGTGAACCAAACGTACTGATTGCCAAGACGGTTGGGTTCTGGATAGAACCCTTCCGTGAAGACTGAGGTTGCTGCGGGTAACAGCTTTGCTTTGTACCAAACACGAGTCATGATCGTCCTTTCGCAGGACGTGTTCGGATTGTACTCAGCAAACCGTGCTCTTGACCTGCCGTTTTAGGTTGTACTGCCGATCGGCCTCGCGTCTCATGTCGTACCGCAGCGTACCATGCTGCACGATCTCTTCTCGCAGGCGAGTGAGCTCTCGCTGCTGCTTGTACGGATAGACGGAGGTGCGCTGCACGTTCTTGAACTCAGCCTTCTGTGCTCGAATCTGGCGCACCAAGGACTGATGGTGCTCAGACCAGCGACGCTGTGCGGCCAGGTAGGTGTCACGATCGGTGAAGTTCATCAGGTCATTCATATCCAAGCTCCTTAAGGATGATTGAGCCGCAGCGATCAAGGCGCTTGAACTTGATCTTGAAGCTCTCCGAGGTCATGCCACCGAACATGGTGGCGTTGGCGTGCAGCTCACACAGCGAGGTGATGAGCAGCTCAAGCGCGAACGGGGTGTGCGCAAAGTCCTTGGCACTAGCAGGTCGCAGCAGATGGCAGTCCATGTCACGACGAATCAGCTCGCCAATGATTGGATCTCCACCAAGCGCCAACCAAATTCGGGATGACGCTTCTGCGTGATTGGGATAATGGACACGACCATCGGCATCGACCACCCGGGTGCTGGGCTTGCCGCAGTCATGCCACAGCTGGTACCGCATGAGCAGATCAACCTGCGGATGCAGGGCAGCTCGAATGCGATCTTGATTCTGCGTGAACCAGGCTGGCAGCTGCCAAGTCATGGCTGGCTCGTCACGCATCAGGTCTCGGAAGCGAGCAGCGACAAGCTCGCCGTGCTCCCAGTACGAGAGACCTTTTGACTGAAAACCTGCCTTCATAGCGGTCTTCAGCTCGTCGAAGGAAGAGTACATCTACATCATCATGAGAGCTCCTTGGAGGTGGCGAAGAATACAGGCATTAGGTGACAAATAGCGTTCGCGCTTGGGGTCAACCGGCGTCGCCTGGTGTCGTCGGAAAGTGCTGTCTGTGGTACTCCGACAGGTACGCCTTGGCGTCAGGTGGCAGCATGGCCAGCACCTCATCCAGCGACCTTCGGACCCAGGTCTCTCCGTCCTTGTAGAAGAACGCGCGCTCGATGGCGTGCAGCACTGCCTTCCCTGGGTATGTCCCAAAGGTGTTGATACCAAGCATGCCCTCGGCCAGGCACTTCGAGCACGTCATTGGGAAGGCCGTGCAGTCACCAAGATGACTGCCCTGCAGCTCCTCAAGGTAGTGCTTCAAGAGCCCATCCACTCGCTTGTTGAGCTTGCTGTCGTCCTCAATCCATCGATCGGGGTCAAGCACCTTCTTGGCTTCTTCCACGGCCTGCTCAAGTGAAAGCGCCTTCAACGGCCCCATGTCGCGGAGTCGCGCGGTGAGGTCAAAGTACGCCCCATAAATCATGTCCTCGTATTCTTCGAGCTTGATCTTCAACCGAAGGAGCTCGATCTCGTGTGGCTCTAGTTCGACCTTGGTGTCGAGTGGATTCTCTGCATAGGTGATCTTCACTTGGTTTCTCCTTGTAGCTGTGCAAGCTCGGCTTGCAGTCGAGCGATCTCTCGCTCCTTACGCTCACGCTCCTGACGTGCCTTCTTCTGGCCTTCTGTTTCGAGCTTGGCACGAAGCTCGGCTTCGAACTTCTCGGGCTCCCCGTTGATGATGTGTTTGTTGAGCTTGAAGTTGCCTTCCATGCTGTCGCTGTCACCACACCGGCCACGGTACCAGAGCTGACACTCGATCACGGGCGTGTCGCTAGCACCCTCGTAGTACCCTCCCACCTCAAGCTCGATCCAGTCATAGTACCGGTACTGTCTGTACTCGTAATGCTCGAGCAAGCCGCATTCGGTTGCGATGCGTTTGGTGATTTCCACCTGCTGCTTGGCGAGGGGCATGAGGGCGTCCTTGGCTTTGTCAAATGCTTCGCTGGCCTCGTAGAAGGCACGGGCGGCGTTGGTGGCGGTCTTGATGAGGTCGTTCATTTGGTGCTCCAAAGTCTAAGGTCTGAGAGATGATGCCGTTGCTCCTCGGTAAGCGTGCAGGCGATAGCCGTCAAGCCCCATTCTTGGTAGGGCTCGTGGAACTCCGAGGTGGGAATGCCGACGTGATTGAGACGAGCGCGAAGGCTTTCGAGCGCGTGCTTGTCTCGACAGGTCAGGGCGATGTAGGAAGGATGGTGGTCGGCGGGGCGACCGTGCTGATAGGCGTACTCAATGGCGGCGTGGCCAGCTTGAATAGCCTGCTGCGCGATGGGGAGATCGCGGCGAGAGATGGCGTACAGGTAGTGCTTGTTGCGGATCTACAGCTGCATGATGGTCTCCATGGTTGGTTGCAGTGCTGGTACGTCTATTTTAGACCCGGCCGAGATCGAGCGGCTAAAGTTTTTTCGGGTTCATTGAATGGCCTCGTGGGCCTCGAACTCGTGCAGCCAGTAACTGTCGCCTCCGGGCTCTGTGGGCGGGGCCAGCTCGCGCTCAAGCTTCACCTGCGCCTCATCCTCGTCATTGGCCCAGACAAGGCGAAAGTCCTTTTCGCCTTTGCGAGTGCGGCCCATGTACGGGGTGTAGTCAAGCTTGAAGGTGCACAGGAAAAGTTTCATCACAGAACCTGCAGCTTGGAAAAATCACGCACGAAGCAATTCTGGTACCACAGCCGCCCGGTCTCGCTTTCCTGGGTCAGGCCACGTTCGTTCTTCTCACGTTGTTGTTCGTCTTCAGACTTGACGATGAAGCAGGAACTTGACGGTGTGCATTGGATGATGTACACCGACTGCGTGACAATGCGGACCTTCTTGAGGTTCGGGCAAAAGCGCTCCAGCCGCTTGTACAACGAACGCTCCTCGACGATGTTCATCCAGCGCTCAGGGTAGAAGAGCTCGATCTCGGTGATGGTGTCGTCGACGCGCTCCTCATCGAACACCTGACGTAGTACATGCTGGCCGAGGTGCAGCATGTACTCCAGGTTCTCGTCACGCATGTGCGGCCGACGCTGAATGCAGACCTGAAGCTCGAATGGAAAGTTCTTCATAAGTCAGCGATCCTGTACCAGAACTTCTGCTTGCAGTTCTGGAACATCGGGTTGTTCTGTGGAACGCGCTTGCGGAGCACGACCTCGCCCCATACCCAGATCTCCTCCAGCGTTCTGACGGGATACCACGCGAACCACCCGTGCCAGTTCGTTTTCTGGTGCTCTGGGCAGTACCGAGTGATCCCCTCTGCTGGAAGATCGCACTCAAGGCAGCTTGAATGACGCGATGAAGGCTGGGTCCCAGGCATTTGTTGGAAGTTGGTATGATGGCCAGCCGCGCAGCGCAGCGTTCAGGTCCTCGAGGCTCTCGCAGAGCACGTCTGGAACGAAGACATGCCCGTACCCAGTGCTTTGGATCTTGTGCTCTGTAGCGTACAGGACCTTGTCAAAGTCCCCGAACTGGGTGGCCGTGATGTCAAGAATCATACCGCCGCGGCGGAGATGCACGTGCTCGTCGTTCACCGCGATCTTGGTCGCGATGCCATGGTCTTTGAGGACCCGGTACAGGTGTGCGTTCGCGATGGCGCACATGCCGTGCAGGTCCCGACCGAACTTGACGTCACGCTTACTGGCTTCTTCAGCCCACTCGCGCACGCGCCCGGACAGCTCAAGGATCCTGAGTCTCACATCCGTTCCCAGACCTTTGTGAACCGCGCGACGTGATCTTGGAGGTCAGGAGGCAGCTCTTCCTCGTCTACCAACATGATGATCCCGCTGAACTTGCCGATCGCCATCGCAGTGTTGCGGGCGGAACTGACGTCGCGGTACTGCTCGTGCTGCCGAATCCACATCTCAGCGGCGAGCGCTTGTGCACGCGCCAACGCGAAAATTTGCGCGTGTGAAATTTGCGGTGCGCTTTTTGCCGCGGTGATTTTTTCCGCGGCGTCACGGAGCAGAGCACTGAGGCGCTCATCGTCCACCGTGCCAGCCACCTGGCGGAGCACCTCGGGGCTGAGCTCGGTGCTAGCGTCCATGTCCGTTCCAGAGACGCTGTCGAAGCTGCTCGTGGTACACGTCCCAGAAGATCTCATCACGGTCCTTCCAGGGCTGGTTGTGACTGATGATCGACGCCATCTCCCCGTCGGAGAGCTGAGGGGTGTATGTGCCAGAAGGCTGCGGGACCTGAACTGGAGGAACGTAGGTGCTCATCACAACTCCAAAGTGGTGGCCAAGACGGGGATCGAACCCGTGACCGTGGGATTTAGAGTCCCGGCTCTAACCAACTGAGCTACTTGGCCGTGATGGCATTCTACCACGCCGATCGGACTGCAGATGTAACAAGGGGTCTGTTTCCAGACCCCTCGGACCGTTCTTTGATACGGTGGTTCTACCGCACCGGGAGCCGTTTCTTAGGCGGCTACGCGGAAGTTGTCATCGTTTGCAGATGATTGATTTGCTTCATCGTGAGGAGGTCCTCACCGGCGATCGCCTGCCGAGTCGCGTATCATCGTCTCCGTAACCCTGTCGAAACCTTGGCCGGCCCATGACAAAGAACACTGAGGGCATAGGAAGAACCAACTTCCCAATGTGTCTCCCACCTGGATACAGCCGAAGCCATACTGGTTCCCAGGTAAATCTCTAGTGCTCTTTGTGGTGGACCGGGCGGGAGTCGAACCCGCGTCCAGAATCCTTCAAGTCAGTCCGAATTACGACCATCACCGCTTGCGCGGTAGCTCTATTTTAGCTCTGTTTTGCGAGTTGAGCAGCTCTTGTTCAGGTCAGTCGTCCTCGTCGTCCCGCATCATGTGATGCAGTTGATCTCCGATGACCTGATCGATCGCATCGCCAACTTCCTCGGCAGCCAGGCCGGCCGCCTCGAAGGTCTGAGAGTCATCAACCTCTTCTCCATCCTCGTCTTCACCACGCCATTCGACCTTGATCTCTTTGTCAAGGAATGTGATCCGCACGTCGAGCTGGACTCCCATGGTCGAGGCGCTGAAGGTCATCTGCTTTTCATCGCCTTCAACGCTCTCGTCAGGATCAAATGAACCAACAGTGCCCTGCGTGTTCAAGTAATCGACAAGATCCTTCATGCTGAAGGCGATGCCTGACGGCTTCTTGATCTCTTCGAGCTTCATGGTCAGTACCTGCTGTCGTAGTAGTCTGGTGGATCGAAGTCATCACTGTGATCGATGGCATCGTCGAAATTCTCGTCCATGTCCTTCTCAAGCCACTTGTTTACTTGATCGGTGAACAGCTCCTTGTCAGTGAAGGTCTTGATGACTTTTCCTTCATCATCAACGACCGTCGCGCCCTTGTTCAGGTCGGTTCCTTTGGCGATCTTGCCGATCACCTCACCGTCTTCGTTGTAGAACTTGGCATCTTTCAACAGGACAATTGGGCCTACATCGGTGATCTGAGCAGGGTGGTCTTCACGAGCGTACCCCATGCCATAAGGGTGCATGGTAAAGTCGGCAGGATCGTAGTTGAAATCAATGCTGATGTCCACTATACTGAAGCCAAGATCGATCCAGTACTCAACGCCCTTGAGAACCATTTCCTCATGATAGGATGGTTCCCTGCGCTCGAAAAGCTCTTTGACCTTCACATCAAACCCCTGAAGTTTCAGGTATTTAGAACGAGAAGGTTGTCCGACGTTCTTCGAGTAGCTCAGATAGCGCCCGAGCCTGGTTGATCGAGCTCGTGGCAAACCGATCAGTCAGCACACGACCAGCTGACGCCTGGCGTAGCTCTTCGAGAAGGCCTGGGTTTTCGAGCGCCCATTGACGCCAGAGTCCCAGGTACGCTGTCCAAAGTTCGTCGGGAGTCTTGCCGTTTAGCGGTGGCTTGCCTTTACCATCCATCCAGCGATCAGTGATCGCACGGTAGCCCTTGACGTCGAGCTGATACGCCTCTTCGATCGTGCGGCCGTCAGCTAACTTGGCGTACAGCGCGCTGAAACGACTGTCACCCTGGGACGAGCACTCGTACCCGAAGGGATGGTGTCGTGCCCAGCTCATTGGATTGGATGGCCCTTTTTCGAAGGATCGTCGTATGGGTGCATAGCGCCAGCCGGCCGATCCTGCGCGGCGTAGTAGATCTCATCCTCAACCGCGATCACCATGACGGATTCCATCGTCTGGTTGTACGGCACGTCCTCGTCGGGCTGTCGGTGCTTGATGATCGCGCACTTCGTGTCCATGCCGGCTTTTGCCCGATCGAGCTTGGAAAGCAAGGTCAACAGGTTTCGGCGGCTCAGGTGCAGGGTGTCCATTAGAACTGGGCTCTTCTGTAGTACTCTTGACGCAGCAACTCGCCAAGCTTGGTGTCGATCGAAGAGCTCGAACGACCAAAGTGCCAAGCAAGACGAGCAATGTCCTCTGCTGTCAATTGTACTTGTGGGCGCTCCAAGAGCCCACGAAACCGACGGATCAGTTCATCCTGTTCAGTGCTAGACCAGCGAGCACCAGCCCTGGGCGTTTGCCCCCATTCGACACTTACGCCAAGGTGAACCGGTGGGCCAAGCTTCAGCTTGCGCTCAGCGTCCTTAAGACGAAAGAACCGCTGTAGGTGTTCTTCACGGTAGGGCATAGGCTCGATTCACCCAGGCGACGCCGGTTGCACTATGTGCCGACCGACACAGTGCCTATCACCTCTCAAACCGGCACCATCAGAGGCCACCCGGCTCGATGAAGCTTACCGGCACCCGATGCTTGGCGGCGTGCTCGAGCTCGCCGCGCACGCCCTTCGAGGTGTTGTAGATGTCGTCCATGGCGTAAACCGGCTTGCGCCAGCCCTCGTACATCAGGACCCACACCTCGTCGCAGCGCTCGATAAGCCGGCGGCAGTGGTTGCCCCACTGCTCCCAGTTCGGTTCGACGTCCATGTGCGGTAGCAGGCAGTAATCCTGAACCATTGGGGCGACGAACGTGATGTGCGGGTCGAGCTGGTGCAGCCTCGCCATGTCCTTGTACACCGCTTCGCGCAGCCGCCCGGTCTCGACGCTCTCTCGAAGGGTTGAGCCCTTCGTCGGCATGGCCAGGAAGACAACCTTGCCGGCGGTTTTCTTCGGGTGGTCGTTGGCAAAAAGAACGGTCATGATTTTCCCAGTTGGGGGTCGGACTTCACAGTCCGACCCCGTTCATGTCAGACCGCAGCGCGGGCCCGAGCTTCGTCAAGGGTCGTCTTGTTGTACAGCGTGCCGGTGTGGTACATCAGGACGTGCAGGTCCTCAAACTCCTCGTTCAGCGGCCCTTGATCGAGACGAGCGGCCATGAGCTCACCCGTGACTCGGCTTCGAACGGTGGTCATCAGACCTTCCTTCGACTTCTTGCCAGGGTCGGTCACCGGGTCCTTGGCGATGCCTTCCCATTCACCATCTTCGTACAGCAGGGCCGAGCCCTTCTGGGCGAACTTCAGCGTGTCGCGGTTGACCTTCTGCAGCAGCGCACCACCGCTGCCGAAGACCATGCAGTCCGCGCTGTACCCCATGGACAGGATGTTCCCGATCATGGTAAGCATGTTCAGGCGGTCGACGCCATCGCCGTAGATGATGCCGACGTGCTTGATGCTCTTGAAGCCGCGCTCGTTCACCGTGTACCCGAAGGCGGTCTCTTGCAGGCGGAGAAGGCGAGGCACGACCTCGAGCATGTCGCCACTGTCCGGACGGAAGACGACCTTGGCCCTCGAGGCGATGATGGCGTCGCGGAACTCAGTGCACAACAGCTCGGCGCAGCGCCACATGTCCTTGCCGTCGATGACGATCGATAGGATGGCGCCCTCGACAGCGTTCGCAAGCATGGCCTTGATGTACTCACGCTCACCATCGATGTCCAGCCCGAACGAGCACTCGACGCTGTGCTCGGTGGCGAACACCGAGAACATCGACATCGCGCTGTCGTAGTAGTTGTTCAGGGTCAGGATGCCCTCGATGGTGTCCGAGCCCATGAACATCAGACCATGCGCGGCTCCACCGACCTCGGCCTGTTCGCCGACCGTGACGCCACGACCGCCGAAGTCGTGCAGTGCGAACTCGAGGTTCGCCAGCGCGGCGCCAGAGATCGTGTAGAACCGCTTGAGCTCCTTCTTGGTCGTGCGGTCCAGGGTGGCGATGGTCGTCGGGTACCAGTACCCACGAAGCAGCACGGTCTCGATGCCGCTCGACATCCAGAACAGGTCGGGGTCCAGCACCGTCACCGAGTAGATCGGCATGGAACCACGGATCACGGTGCCATCGGGTACGGCGCGGATGATCGCGGGGATCATGCCACCGTACACGTTCACCACCTTCTCCCAGGACTTTCGGTCGAACAGCGGTCGCCCGAAGTGCGCCAGAGCGAAGGCCTCGGCCGCGTCGACATCGGCCATCGTGATAGGGCGGAAGAACATCTTGTTCACGATGATCTGTCCGCCGAACACCGTGACCTCCCGATCGCTCGGGATGCGAGCCTCGGCGTATGAGGACATGCCGACGACCTTGCGCTTGTTCGGGCGCCTGTTCAGCTCCGCGAACATGAAGGGGTGGGTGAACTTGTAGCTGTCGGTCCTGAAGATCAGGCTGATGACAGGGTCATTGATGGGCGCGTACGGCACATCAGTTGACTTCGGCGCGAGCAGGGCTCGAACGTCGAACTTCGTGCTGATAGCACGGGCTTGTACTCGATTCATGGTAGAGCTCCTCTAACCATTAACGTCAGCGGTCTATCCACTGACTGGTGATTGAGACACGGCAATCACCATACCGTACGGGCATCATACTACCCAATTCACATTACTCGCCGTTGGTCCCAAAGACACTGCGAGTATTTTCAGGTTCAGTTCTTGCTCGATCAGACCGGGCAGGTCTGACGGGTCGATTTGCTCGGTCAGCTTCATCGCCCCGGCGCCGTGCGTCACGACTTTGACCTGTCCATGGATCTGATCAAGACATGTCAAGGCGATGACCGGCGGATTGATGGTGACGCCCGTGACCTGCGACAGCACGCGCGCTCGATCTCGATCAGCGTTGATGAAGTACCGCATCATTGGCAGGTTCAGAGGTGCGTACCGCAGCGAGCCCTGCCACGCGTTCGGTTGATTCGTTGGGTCCAGTGGGTTTGGACCATCATGGAACGGGATGTGCTCGCAGGGCAGCTCACCAGCACCGTGTCTCGTCAGATACGCGCGGGTGACGTACACCGGCGTCAGGCTCTTGATGCCGACCTCGTGTGCGTGCATGATCGCATATGGCAGCCCGGTCATGGAACGGGTCACATGTGGGAACTTGCCCATGAATTCATCGAGCGCGAGACCTTGAGCGCCTTCGTATACGACCTCGTCATCATCGAGTCTCGACGAGAAGTTGAAGCACTTGTCGAGAACCTCGTAGATGTCGTTTGCATGCTCCTGGATGGAGACCTCCATCATCGGCTTGAACAGCTCGTGCCCCAGGTACTGCTCAAGCTCACGTGCTCGAACCTGCTCCTGAAACCAATCGAAGGCCTTGGTGACGTCTTTGGCAATCGAGAGCCGGCTCATCGCGGTGCTGATAGGCACCACCTTGTGTCGATTCACGGTCTCGTTGATGCCCACGCCACATGACCCGTGTCGTTGGCTGCCGCGCGCCATCTCGGTCATGGCGTTCAGCATCATCTCGAAGATCGTGCTGACACGCGCTCTGGCGTCAATGAAGATCGGACCAGCCGATGCGCCCAGAACCTTGAGCTCCTTTCGCAGGAGCAGTGGGTTCACGATGAACTGCGAGGTCAGAAGGGTGCGAGCACCGGCGAAAGCACCCGCACCGACATGGCCAAAGACGTGGCGGCGCGGTCCGTCGACAACGGTGTGCCCGGCTTGAGCACCACCGTTGAAGCGCGCCACGTACGGCGCACCAGTACGTCGGACCAGGGCATCGGTGATGAGCCCCTTGCCCTCATCGCCGAAGTTCGCGCCAATCACCACGAAGGCCATGTTCGCTCCTTAGCCCTTCAGGGCGTTCTGGAAGGCGTGTCGCAGCACCGCTGGGTTCTGGCTGCGCTCGATCACGTCCTGGATGTACGCGCCATTCGCGATCTCCATCGTCGCCAGCACCACCTCGGTGAGGTACTGTGGATCACTCAGGAAGATCGCGTTGTTCCCGAGCATGCGGGTCCAGGAGTCGCCGACCGAGCGGTTGTTGAACCCGTGCTCGACGACGACGTGGAAGACCTGGAACTTCTGCTGGGCGGACCGCAGGCTCTGCTCGGGCGATGTGTCCTCGTACGACCCGGGGCCGAAGATCGTTTCCAGGTCACGCTTGGAGACCTTGTTGAACGGTGCGGGCTCGTCGCCGAACGTGAACAGGAAGCCAGGCTTGCCGTTCTTCTCGAAGTTCTCGAGGTACGTGTACCGGCCAGCGAAGTACCAGGCCAGGTCGTAGCTCTCGGACCCGTTTCCACCGCCGTTGCCGACGAGCCACATCTGCCGCAGCTGCTCGACGATGCGCAGATCGGGCTCGAAGTACGAGACCTGCAGTGCACCATGTCCTTGCGCGAACACGTCGTCGATGCCCATGAACATCACGTGCGGGTCCGACACCGCACCCGTCTCATGGATCTTGGTCATGAGCTTTGGGAGCTCTTCCTTGGCGATCAGCTCGGCGATCGAGCCCATCGACCCGGTGACATCGAGCCCAAGGATGATCGGCGTCGGGTTGGGGTTCGCGTCGCTGATGATGCTCTCGCGGAGCTGCAGCCCCTTGCGCTCGCCCTTGCCGACCTTGACGTTCCTCGGATCGAGCTTCTCATTCACGCTGTGCGAGAACACCTTGTCGCGAGACGCTGACTTGTAGTTCGTCGTCTTCGCGTACGACCTGTAGTCGTCGTCATTCCACCTGCTGTTTCCCATTTCTCAGTCTCCTTGTGCGCACTTCCGTGCGATGCGCTCGTACACCGCGCCAACAACTCTGGCGTTGAACGACGAGCTCCAGCTGAAATCACGAGGGTTGATGACCGGCTGGACCTCGACCACCAACACCTGATCTTGACCAGCTTGCTTGGACAGCTCGTCAATGATCTCTTTGACCTGTGGTACTTCCCTCGCGGCAACGTACCCAAGCTTGTTCTGTCCGTCATGCAGCATCACGGCGTTCTTGTCGAACCTGTTGTTGACATCAGGGACGAGGAACAGCAGCTGCTCGTGTACTGGTCGGCTTGAGGCCGCGATGATCTTGTCGAAGGAGTTGGCATGGTGCCGCATTCCCACGATGGTGATCGAAGCGAGCTTCGCGCTGACTGACGGCTCAAGTGAGTACACGGAGCTATAGTACCTCCTCCGTGCCTCACTGAGCCGGCCACCTTCGGTCAGCGCCCCTTGAAAGGGGGCTTGTTGCCCATCAGGCTGTCGAACGGAGTGTCCCCACCGCCTTTGAGCATACTGAGCATGAGCATGGTCTGCACCATGTTCCCGGCCCCAGCGGTCTGGCCGTTCGTCATCTGCATCAGCATGAGCGGCATCATCTTGTCCATGATGTCACCGTCACCACCGCCCATCATCATGAGCGGCAGCAGCATGCCCTGCATCTGGCCCAGATCGCCTTGGCCGCCCGGCAGCATGCTCACCAGCGAGCGCAGCACCATGACACCGGACTCGAAGCCCATGAGCGAGACCTTGGGCGGGTTCCAGCTCGTGGTCTCGCCGTTCGGCTTCATGAGCTTGAACTTGTACGTCGTGGCGCCGTCCTTCTCGCTCTCGGTCTTGTCGATGACCCAGGCGATGTTGTTCCTGGCACCACGGTAGATGATGTCACCGACCTGCACCCCGTTCTTCGGGGTGGCCTGTGCGAACGCGGGCAGCGCCATGCCGAACTCGTCCATCAGGTTCAAGTTCACCTGCGCCTCGTCGCCGACACCCTCGAGCGTGGCGATGCCCTCGTCGGTCTGCACACCGATCTTGCCGCTCAACAGGTCCCACACGACGCCGTCCGCGCGGCGGAACATGCGGGACATGATCTTGTCTGCACCCGGGAAGTTCATGAAGCTCTCCTTGTGGCCAGTGGAAGGACTCACGCCAGCTGGCCGGGCCGGTGGAGTGGAAACTTGACGTGGGAACTTCCAACCGCTCCCAGCGTCATCGTCGTACATTTGATCGTATGTGTCGCCCATCAGAAACTCCTGCTGTCCATTGAGTTCACCGCCCATTCGCTGATCGACAGGTGGTCCTCGAACCAGCGGTCGGTCTGCTCTAGCGCGTCGTTGATCGGGACCCAGAACGCGTCCGCGGTCTCGACAATCTCCTTGCCGCCCGACTCGTACGCCGGGACGTTCATGCCCTTGACCTTCGGTAGCGGCTTGGTGTCATCCAAGCGGAACAGGAAGGCCGTGGTGATGGTGCGACCACGCAACGAGCGTTCGGGGTGATCGAAGATCTCCTTGTCACGGATCGACCCGTTCAGGATCTGCCATGTGAGCTCCTCGGCCTTCTTGCCCTCGGCAAGGCGAATGCCCGTCTCCTCGACGAGCTCACGAATCGCGCCTTGGCGCAGACGGTCCTTGGGCTTCAAGAACCCGCCAGGCAGGGCCCACAGCCCGCGGCCCGGCATGTTCGCACGCTCGACCAGCAGGATGTGTCCGGACTGGATGACCACGGCGTCGGTCGTCACGAACACTGGCTCGTACGGTGCGGACTCCCAGCCTTTGCGGTAGTTCTTGAGGAACTCGTACTCGTACACGAGCTCATCGTACGCCTGAGTCTTCGAGAACTTGTCGAGGAAGTGCAGCGTGCTCTTCGGCACCATGCGCGCCATGCGACCTGCGAGCTCGAGATTGACGCTCGTGGAGAACATCCAGTCGCGAATGAGGGTTGCGCTGACGTTGGTGTCGTCTTGGGTGTACGGCGGCACCAAGGCTTTGGGCCACTGCGGGAAGGACTCGAGGTACCAGGTCGTGTCATCGCGATTCGACCCGGTCAGCCGGATGTTGGTCAGGATCGTGTTCCGCTGCAGGCAGAACTTGGTGATCGCGCGCTTGACGACGCGCTGAACTTGTCGAATCCAAAGCGCGTCGTTGTACAGGTAGTCGCGAATCGGCAGTACAACGAGTTCACCGCGCTTCTCACGAGAGTCCTGCGTGGTTCGCCACGCCATGATCATGTCATGGCGTTCGTCGAACGTCAGGGGGTTCTTGGTGTTCCGTGCGCCGCCGCTGCTGCCGACGAGGACGATGACCAGCTTGCTCGTCTTGAGCGCCTGATCAAGGACGTACGCGTGTCCGTTGTGGAAGGGGTTGAAACGGCCGATGTAGACCGTGACGTCTGTCGCTTGCGCCATCCGGAGCTCTCCGTTTGGTAGTTGATACCTTGGCGTCTATCGCCTTGGCTTGGTGCATTATTTATCGGAGCCCGCTGAACGACAAATCCGTTTTGGGTTCAGAGCTTGACCCACCCCATCGGGGCGCACAGCCACTGTCCGCCGTTGAAGAGGTTGTTCCCGAGATCGACGACGTCGCCGACCGACAGCGACCGCCCGCGGCCGTAGGCCTTGACGCGCTCGTCTTGGCGGCTCGGGTTGTTCGTCAGGTCGAAGCACTCTTCGGCCAGGGCCTCCTCGTCGGCGTACTCACCCGCGTTCAGGATCACCGTGACCTTCTGGTACTTGGTCAGGTTCGCGCGTACCAGGTTGGGAAGCTTGTCACCGGCGAAGTACGCGTCGGCCATCATGGTGTGCGGGGCCAGCATGATGATGGCCTCCACAGGAATGTTCGACTTGATCATGTCACCACACCTCGCACATGTTGGGGTACTTGCCGGTCGTGTTCAGGATCTGCAGGGCACGTTCGCCAGCCAGCTTGGCGGCGGCCTCGTCGAACCAGATGAAGCCGGTGGTCAGCTCGGCCGACAGGTACTCGAGATCGTCGCTGGCGACGAAGGTCTGGAACGTGCAGGCCCACT